ATAACTCTATGTTCTGTACCATTATTCTCTGTAATTTTTATAGATAAATTGACCTGTGTACCATTTGTAGTACCATCAGACGTATCAAACTCTTGTAGAGATGGAAATACAATAGTAATTCTTAATTTATCTATCTGATTTGAAATTGACCTTGATACTGGTGTTGCCTTTGTTACTTCAACACCTACAGCAGTTTCAGATTCAATTTCATTAATAGTATCTAAGGCAGTTTGATTAGACGTTCCAAATCTAGGCTCAAAACTTATATCTTCTCTTGTAAAATTAAAGTCACCTTCTGTGAGATTATTAATATCTGCTGATTTTTTAAGTACCTGCGTTCCATTTAGGAAAACATCTTTTAATGCTGCAATATTATATTTATCAGTTCCTTGCGTAAGACCTGCTTCTAATGGTGAATGAAAACCAGCTATCTCTCCTTCTGATAAAACATCTATAAGATCGTTTGATTGTTTACTAGATAATATTGAATCTGAAGTTGTTTGTATGCCATCAATATCACCTGCTGTAATGTTTACACTATTTTGTTTTGTAAAAGTGGCATTACCTGATGTAGAAACTGAAGTACTACTTGCAACCTTAAATTCTGTTGAGGAGGTGACAGAAGTGACAGTTACATTTTCAGTTGTACCAGAACCAGAAGTCACATTTAAATCAACAACATCACCAACAGCTAATGTTTCTGCTCCACTGTGAGTGATAGTAATAGTATTTGCTGATTGAGAATAATTACCACTTTTAGGTACATCTTCTTTGTAAAAACTAACAACTTCAGCTAAGACAGTTTCTGATGATGGTCTTGTAACTGTAAATGAAGTCTCTGAAATAACAGAGGCTACCGCTAATTCTTGTCTGACTTCAGTAACTGTACCAACATTGAAAATTAAATTTAGAACATCACCAACAGCTATATCTTGATCGCCAGCTTGTGTAATTGTTGCAGTAGTTCCCGTTTGACTGTATGACGCAGTTTCAACAATAACACCATCTATTTCAACTAATTTACCTGCTTCCATTTGATACATTTATACTTCCAACAAAGATTTCTCCATAAACAAGAGGGAGTGCAACACCAGCACGACTAACGTTTGTGACTCCACTAAAGGCAAAGTTAACAGTGGCATCTTCTGGTTCTAAAGATGTAAGTCCTTTAGGCTTTGGTGATAAATAATTATTAACACTGTTTAAAGCTAATCCAGTACCTATACCTGTAGCTACTTTCGCAAAGACACCAAGCCCTGCACCAACTTTTAGACCTATAGCAACACCTAGTTCAGTTGCAAAACCTGATAATAATAAACCTCCAATCAATCCAAAAATTTTGCCTTCAACAACAGGTATTATTTTTATCTCTTTATCTATAGGATTTAATAAATCATCTTTAGTTGCATTATATTCTCCCATATCTATTCGATAATATTTATTCATCATATATTTCTCTAAATTAGGATGATTACACAATAAAAACTTCATAACTTCTCTTGTATTTCTTACTTCTGCCTTCTGTTCTTTCCATCCTACAAAGTCTGCTAGATCCCCATATAATTTTACTGTTTTAAGCATATCTTTATTTAATATTTTTTATATCTGATGGTTCTATTTTAAACCAATTTTTAGTTAAAATTCCAATGATATACCAAGTTCTATTAGATCGTTTACAACTTATAATATCTGCTTCACTAGGATGCTCAGTACCAATCGGATGAGAATGTATAACAGCATAGATTCTGCCATATTTATCCTCAGTTTCAGCCCAATCAAAAGGATCTAATAAAAACTGCAAATCATTATGTAAGGCTAAATTTTTACAAGGAATATACTTATCTTTATTTAAATAATTAACAAGTAGTCCACATGATTCTCTAGGAAGTTCTTTTAATGCGTGTTTATATGCAGAAATTTTCCAGTTCATTGATTTATAAAAGTCCCAACACCAGGAAAAAGATCTCTTGTAACTACTCTTTTAGGTAGTTGTAAATTAATTAAATCAAGTTCTGATGCTAATTCAAATTGCACAACTTCTCTATTCTCTAATACTTTTCTATCTATAAAATA